TTCTTTAGCCACAACACAATAGCAAAGACCACAAGACCATAGACAGTTGCTATACCAACATCCACTATATGCTCTCGAAGATCATATATAAACTCTATGCCAGCCTCAACATCGCTACTACCGCCCGTACCAATGTTGATTGTTTTGGTTCCTATGGTAGACGCTTGTTGCTCAATTATTACATCGCCTTCCATTATTTTTCCTCCAAAAACTGAAGCCGCATTTGCATTTCTTTTATCTGTAATTCCATTGCCCGTACACGCTCAATGTTTTTCTCAACACTTGCTGGTGGTTTCCAGTCATCAATCCAGTCATCGTTTTCCGTAATTTCTTCCCAGTGCATTACTTGCTCATGCTCAAGAAAAGCCAATCGCTCTATGATTCCAAAATATGCCCATACGGAAAGACCTGTTGCGCCTATTAGAGCCAACAGGTTCTTTAGTGGTATGGTAAACTCTGAGCTTTCGGAGAGTTTGGTCATTTTGTTAAGCCTTTGGTCTTTTCATACGAACGTAAACCACCAATTCCTAACATCCCGCCCAAAACCGTGAGGAGCGTAGACATATCAAACTCAGGTAAATCAGGCAAATCCACTCCAGAGGCTGTTAAGACAAAGACTAACAGGGGTTGCAGTACAAAGTGATAGGCAAACGCAACTCCAGATGTCCATCCAATAAACGGCCTCCACCCTCCCTTGAACAAGCTACCAGAGGCCGCTTCAGCCTTGTTTATCTCTAACTGTGCTAGGAGAGCCTGTTGAGCATGACTGTCGCTCATGGTGGCTATCTCATGGGCTAGAGCCGCTTTCTGGTCTTTATCCTCGACAAACTTATCTAGGATGCCCGACACAGGGCCAATAAGTGATGCTATAATGCTCATTTCTTTTTCTTCTTTTTTAACAAGGTCTTTAGCGTTTTAGCTTGACCAGCGTGTGATTTAGACGCTTTCTTCAAACCTTTTATAACTTTTTTAATTTTCTTGTCAGACATTATTTATCTCCCCGTTCTTTCTCATACGTTATAGAAGTCTTGTTGTTTGCTTTACCAGCATAGGCGTTGAAGCCCATAAACGCAGCGACAACTCCAGATGCTGCAATGACATACACACTGGCAATGTCAGTAATAAGTGCAGCCGCCTTGTCAAAGCCCAAGACTGACGCCAGTAATATAATAAAAGGGTAGATCAACATTCCCACAAGTGCCAAGCCTGTAAACCTACGTTCAGCGTTACGCTTCAGGTCCTGATCAATGATCTCAAGCCTACGGTCTTCTAGTTCAAGCCTACTCCACTCGCTTCGCTCAATCGTGCCGTTTTTATTTAAATCTACCTTGTCAAACTCTGTCACGACTATCTCTCCATCTCGCATAATTTAACGCAATGTCTTTATACCTACTTATTATAACGATTTTCCCGTTTTTGTCTACAACGACCCATTGCGGAGTCTTCATACGACCTATGTAGGTAACGTAAACAAACATGAAACCCCGTCACCACTTGCCCTGACCTCTACCAACATAATAAACAACAAGGGCTAATATCCCAACAGCCGTACTTAGAATTAAAACTGCTAATATTGCATCTATAATTTTTTGTCTCATCTCTTCTTTTGCATAGACGGCATCACGTTGTGCTTTACGTTGCTGTGCTTCGATAGCCACGATTTCATCCCAAGCGGAGGGGCCGTAGGTCCAACTTATATGCGATCTAAGCTCCTCTCTCATTTCTTTAAGTTTTTGTTTTTTAGTCCAAATGTCTAATGCGGAAGCCTGCGTGTCCGTAAACATCTTGTACATTGGGGGTTTTTTGGCTTTTTGCTCTAAAAAGTCTATGTCAGCTACAGCTTTAGACCATTGAGATAGCGTACTTCCCATAGAAGTAATGTCTTTTCCAACACTTATGGCTTTTTTAATGCCCGAAAAAGCAGCGCTGGCTGCGGTAAAAGCTGTGATAGGATCAAGCATGGTAAATTTACCTTTATTCTACCGTTCGAGCATCCTGTCCATTTTAGCGTCGAGAGTATCTAAACGGGTTATTAACCTGTCTATGGATGCGGTACTCTCAACTTTGGTCGAGTATTCCTTTGCCATCTCCTCTCGTGTTCTGTTTAAGAGAATCTGGACGCGTTTCAGTTCGTCATGCTGGTTTTTCGCCCACCATACGATGAAGCCCAACCCTGCGGTAAGTCCTACATTCCAAAGCGCGTCCATCTCCATTACTCTGCGGCTTCCTTTTCGTCCGAGACTTCCAGAGAAGCTGTTAACATCTGCATAAACGCTTGTTTTCCTACGTTTAGTTGATCCATATTGAACTGCGCCGATCTAATTTTGCGGTCCAAATCTGCAACGTGGTTAACAAATACTTTTTGAGCGTCTGTTAGTTGGTCTTCAGTGTAGTCTACGTTATTGATCGTAATGGTGTTTGTTTTTTTCTCAGCCATTGTGATCTCCTTTCGGGGTTGGGGTTAAATTACCAAGGTACGCCAGTTGCAGTTGTTGCAGCAGCGTCAATTTGTTTTTGTACTTTTGCGGTACGGTCAACTTCGATACGAGCTTTTGCTTCAGCAGCAGTTTCATCGCCTACGATTAGGCTGTCATACACCCAACCAAGCACATCGGCTTCTGTAAGGTCTGCGTATGCAATGTAGTCTGACGCAGAAGGATCAGCAGTGCAACGTAGCTTGCCACCTTCTTGTGCTGAGTATGTACCGTCAGTTGCGGTTAGTGACCATCTGACAAGGAATACACCCCCGTCTGAGTCTTTATGCGTCATGTCACTGACGCTCCAAGTTGTAGTTATTGCCATTTATCTATCCTGCATTGTCTGTTGCATCACGCTCAGTGCGTGTCTTGTAGTCTGATCGTGCAGTAATCAATGCTACAAAGTCTGCTTGATTGGACGGTATGCTGTCAGTGAAGTCTGAGTCATTCATCAGCTTAGTAGTCCACTCAGTCTGCATACGTTTCCAACAGTTGTTCTTCTTGCCAAGCATTGCAGCTTGTAGCCAATCGTCGATGTTTAACAGATCGTTTAGCAAGATAGCTTGCTCTGTATCCGTTACGTCTACTGTTAATGTTATTGTTGCCATTGTTTTATCTCCTTTAAGATAGGGTTATTTCGCCCGTGGTTATCCGACCAAGATGCCAGAAAAGTATGTTCTTCCACTGTCATTTTTTATATCCGATTGTGCAGTGCCGCCATCTTGATAAAATTGGACATAAGCAGTATCACCTGCATCCATATCGGCTACCGCATTTATTGTAAAAGTCCAATAAGTAGGGTCAGCACTTAACCCCCGAAGGTCAAAAATATTCTTGTAGCTTCTGTTTGAAGTTACGATTGCCATATCATTATGCTCTGAACCAGTACTATCTAAACTGTCTACTCTTATAGAAGCGGTTAAAATATATTTTCCAGCCACAGGTGCAGTAAAAGTATTAGAAGCAAAGTTTGCACCCACGTCATAGGATTCAACTTGCCACACCACAGTAACGTTCGAGCCTACAGCGATATTGTTTTGATCTGCATTTTTAACTACATGAAACGATGGCTGCGCTGGCATGGTGACCTCTCTGGCTGTGCTAATTGTCAAACCAGCGGCGGCAGATACACCAAATTGCCCAATGTATAAAACAAGTGGTGATCCCGTGTGACCGCTGGTAATACCTAATGACGATGCGCCTGTAGTGATTCCAGTGATAGAAGAGGAGTTAGTTAGGTGTGCCGTGCCACCGATGTGAAGGTCGTTCCAACGTGCGTCTGACACGCCAAGGTCAATAACATTATCACTCTTTGCGCCAGCGCCATTTGCAGGAAAGAAATTAGTGGTCATCAATACTGACCTACCAGTGTTATTACCAGTTATCTCAAGACCACCAATGCTTGCCGACCCAATACTCCCTACCTTGCCACCGTCTTTGTAAAAATCTGCTATATCGCCATGACTACTTAGCCGATTAAATTGAGCTACTAATCCCCCATCAAGGGTAGCCATAAACCTACCATTCGTCTGGCATTCTATTCCTGCTGCCGACAGTGCGGAGGAAGATTTGCCAAAGTAAGTTTTGTCATCTCCAGCGTCCACAAATAATGCGTCTGTATGATTTTCTGATTCAACACGGAAGTCTATGTTTGCTCCACTTTCGTTAAAAACAACGGCACCTGTATTTATATCTAAGTTTCTAACATTTCCTGTTTGAAAATAAAGTTCATTTGCTCCAGAAAAACCAAAGAAAGTATCCGTATCGTCTCTGTGTTTTATATACTGAGGTATAAATAGGGTACTGTTAAATATAGCCTGACCAGCGTCAGACATATCAAGGGTGAGGGCAGTGATTACATTACCCCCATCATTACCTCTAAATATAATATCTTTATCTGAAGTTTGTGATTGTATATAGAAATCAGAGGAACTTTGAAAGAATTGACCGTAGATAGTTCCAGCATCTTTTAAGTATATTATTCCAGAATTGTCTGCATCGAGAGAAATTTCGCCAACGGCATCAATTATGAAGTCATCTGTAGCTGTAAGTGTATCACCATCCAAAGTCATTTCGTCTACAACCACACCAGCGTTGGCTGTGACTACGCCTGTAACGCCCAAAGTAGAGGACATATCAACAGCACCGTTAATATCAATTAGTGTTGAGGTTATGTCTATCTCATCGTCAGCGGCTATACTCATATCTCCATCGGCAGTTGAGCTAATGTGAATTGCAGAATCTCGGAAGATTAACTTTTTGTCAGTACCCATTGTGGAGTTAGCATTACTAGCAAACCCACCATTAAACACAGTCGCAGCCGTGGTGGTCAGGACGCCTGTTACAGCAAGGGTTTCACCAACCGTGGCTAATCCAGTAACTGCTAGATCATCACCAACGGTTAAATCATCACTAACTGTTAGGTCATCAACGACTGTAGTTCCTGCTAAGTTAACAGCAGTAAGAAGATCGTGAACAACACCACCTGATCCCAAGCCGTCTGTCGCAATAACTTTAGTCTGACCCGCAGGAATGATTACATTTGCGCCACTTCCACAGGTAAAGGTCAAAGCCGCAGCCGTTGCGTTATACATGAACCAAGTTTTAGAAGAAGTGTTTGGCAACAGACTAACAGTACAAGCCTGACCGCCGCCTGTGAGCTTCAGTCCAAGACATCTGTCTGCGTCTAGCGCACCGTCTGCAATCGTAATGTTGTCCGTTGAGTCATTCGCAATAGCTCTGGTTCCCCAAGCGACTGCCTGACCGATTATTTCAAGGTTTGTGTTCGTTGTATCGCCCCAAGTACCAGACTGTTCTCCAGTGCCGATTTCCTCAAGGCGTAGATTGTTTACATATGTACTAGCCATGTTTTAATTCCTATGCTGCAACCTCACTCCAAGATATAGAGGAGGAAGGGTTAATTGGGTTATAGTTCGGATTTTGACTAGGAACAACATCGCTCCACACCAGAACCTGAATAGGCGTCACAGATGCCGTGGCAGAAAGACCAGTAACATCTACATTTGCGTCTGCTGTAACAAGTGTGGAAACATCTCCAACTTGTCCAGTACCAGCTACACCCACTAAGGTCAGGTTCGCTGTTCCTACCACCGTAGCCGCGCCGGGAGAGCCTGTGGCTGCAATCCCCGTGACGGCTACATTAGCGGTTCCTGTAATGGTAACTGCGCCAACAGAGGCCGTTGACGCTAGGCCAGTTACAGGTTGTACGGCATTTGCCACAACAACAACAGAAGAACCTATAGACCCTGTTGCTCCGGGTACAGCTACATCGTTGCCCCAAGTGCCACCATTCCAGCCTTGGCTAGAAGAGTTCCACCCTAAATAGGCAACGACCATATCAGTCATTAGGCTATCCTAATAATCGCGTTACTTGCATCCGCTGTTGGAAATACAACAGTAAATGTGCCATTACTGGCTGTTTTATCTGCACCAAAGTCCAGAACAATTACAGAAGGATCACCTGATGCTGTGTCGTTAAAGATTAAAGCGCCACGAGCCGTAAAACTTGCTGAACTAAAAGCAGCATCAGCGAAATCTGTTAATGCGGTAGTTCCAGAAGCTGAAGGGTTCACATTCGTTAAAGCCACACCCTTCGCAGAATATGCGCTACCAGCAGTGTTGCTAATTTCATTAGTGGAAGTGTACGCAGTAGTTGCCGCCGTAAAGGTGGCATCATTAGTGTAGAGCGCTAAATTAAACGTGTTACCGCCGCTGGCTAAAAAGTTGTGCTTGGCCTCAAGAAGCTCTTTCTTAAAGCTCGTACACATGAAGTTACCGTTAAAGGCCATGTCACAATCTCCTTATTAGTGATGCAAGCTCTGGGTGTCCTGCATCGGTTAATGCGTTATATACAGTAGTTCTGTCGTTTTGCACAGCATCAGCTAGATAAAACTCTATTAGTTTAACTATACGCTGTCTGAAGGCGTGTGCTTGTTGTTGAATTGCAGGATGAGCGCTATCAGAAACAGAAAGAATCTTATCTGCGCATCGCTCTGCAATCTCTTCAGGATTAAAGCCCCTTCCGTTAGAGGTGTGAACCTCTACTTTGTAATCGTCAGGTAGGCCAATATTCATACTAGGTATCATGTTTTCTCCCTTAGTATCATGCCAGTGCGATAAGCATCGGTGACTTCTTGCGATTCACCAAAGTTTTTGACACGAGACATCGCTTCAGTAAACCTTTGAGTGTAATTTTGTACTAAATCAGCCTCACCCTTCATAAACGTGTAAGCCTCAATCAGTGAGCCGTACAAAAGAGCTACAGAAGCGTTCGTACTTAACCAAGTTGTGCCAGAATCAGCACCAGCGGTGAGGCTGGCTGGTCTGTAGAAGTAGTGAAGCTCTACTGAATAAGCCGCATCAGGGGTTGGGGCCAATATAAAGTGAGTTATATCGTACTGAGCGTAGTATCTTGGCTCTCCAGTAGTAGCATTGTTCGGGTTGAATGACTGAAGGAAGTTAACATCCTTAAATAACATAAATTCTTTAACGCTATCTTTGGTGTAAGACAGGCTAAAAGGGGCCAGAAAGTCGTTAGGAAGCGTAAGAAACTGAGAATTGGTGTTATCAGCCGAATATGGGGTAAGAGTACCTGTCTGATTCTTCCTAAAAACCTCAAGTTGAGCGATTTTTAGTATTCTTTCCTCAGTATTCTTTATAAAAATGTCCAAACTATTCACAAAAGTTGTCTCTGTGTTCTCAGTATAGTTCTGAATAGCTGTTTTTAATTCTGCATATGTAAAGCTCATGATATATTCACCGTTACGATACCGACTGAACCAGCCGCGAGTAAGTTATTAGGGGTTAAACCGCCGTCATCTTCCCGTCCTACAGGATTCCACCCCCATTGAATGTTTCTTTGTTCAGATAAATTCTGTTCTGGACGCGGGTTTCTAAGAGATTGTGCGTCAGGAACTGACCTTAAAGGCTCAAGTTGCGGTTCTTTCCTCTCCCACTCGTCTTTTCCGACTAAAAGGCCGTTCCACTCTTTTCTCATGTCTCTTAGGCGATAACGGAACCCTGAACGATCAGATATGCCGTATGCAAATTTGCCTGTGGCATATTTAGACATATCGGTAATTCCTTAAATCTGGAGCAACGCGGAAGGACGCACGATCTCTATCTTCGTCCATTGCGCGATTTAACTCCTCCTCATACACTGTTTTGAGCATTTGAACACGGTCTGGAGCGCGTTTTAAGGCGATATAATAGGCCAAACCAGCCGCTAAAGCAGGGTAAAAACGGAAGGGAACTTGCGTAGTATTGGTGTAAATATCGGCATCATCTATGCGTATTAGGGCGTCATATAGGACCACATCGGTACTATTATCGGGTAAAGGCCACAATTTAAGCACTGGATTTATCTGTCTGTCAACAAAAAACTGTGTAGAGCGTCCAGTAGTGGTTTTTGTTGGAATACTGAGGTATTCATCACGACTAATGCGACTTAAAGAGAAATCAGTGCCATCTCTGCGCACAACAAGGGATAATATGTCGATTACGTCAGCCCCTAGAGACTCATCACCATCTCCAGAGGTTACAGTGAAGTTTCTTTGCGCAATAGTCCATTGATTAAGGCCACGATTGGCCCAATCAGCAAATAAAAGGTTCAAAGAGCGCTTTGCAGTCTTTAAATCGTACCCTGTTCGCACCTCTAAGCCGCAACGCTCGAAAGCCTCTTCAATGTAGTCTGCTACATCTAATTCAAAGTCCTTGGAGCCTGATACGGTCATGTCATTCCTCGTTATAAAGGTTATCGAAAACCTTGTTAACATCTAATGTGTAGTCTAAATCAGATTTAGAATAATGTATATGCTGAGATGGCTTGAAGTCAGGAGCGCCTTCTCCCGTTTGGAACCACGCAGGGTGCGTTACGCGCACACGGTTGTTAGGTAAGGCAACAATATTGCCCGTCCATTCACCAGCATCTAATAGCTGGAGTACATGGTTTTGTTTATGCTGCGCTGGATCATCCGCAACCTCGCTATCTGTGTAATCAACGGTAAATAGATACTTTGCAGCGTGCATTTCACCATTAATTTTCGCCATCCACGGGCAAGGAGTGGTTCTATCCATAACATAGACAGAATGAGTATGAGAGGCGCAATCCCAAGGCTGTGCGTCATATGTTTCCATAGGTTCGGGCCATTCTTCTAAGGGAATGTCACCTACAAGTGCAGTTATTGGCATTCTAGCCCACATTGCACCACCATGCACTGTGTCTTCATCTTCGCCTTCGGCCTCATTTCCAGTAAATATAACCTGAAAACTCAAGCATCTGTTTGGTATCGTTGTTACACCAATAACCATAGCGTGCAGAAATTCGCCGTGATAATCCTCATGATTATGAGTGTATTCACGACGAACCCATGCTTTAAAATAAGGTATATTGCTGTGCAAATAGGCCATATTTTATTTTTTAACTATCTTATAACCAGCAGGAAGAGATGCTCTTGCTGAAGCAAGTGACTTCTTACCTCCAGCGGCTCCACCTTTTGTCATACGCATAACTTTTTTGCCACCAGTGGCTCCACCTTTGGACATACGGCGAACTGTTTTACCGCCTGCTGATCCACCTTTGGACATTTTCTTAACTTTACCACCGTTTCGGTAGCCTTTTTTCTTCATAGCCATGATAAACTCCTTATGATTGACTTACAGCGCCTGCTGTGCGCTTTCTTCGGTTGGACATTATTTTACCGCAACCTCTTGCGACAGCAGTGCCGGGTACACTTTTGCCATTAAACTTACGTTTAGATTTACTCTCTATGATACCACCATCATTCTTTTTTACAACTTTGGCGTTTTTAGTATTAGATACCACAGTTTTACCCTTTGCTCCCTCGCGTTTTTTCTTTTTAGCGGTAGCTGCACGTTCCTTCTTAGACAAACTTTGTGCTTTGCTACGGGGCAAACAGCGATCAGGGTTCTTTTTATTCTTAGATGTGCCGCACTTACCTTTTATCTTACCGTCAGTGCCGATACGAACCCAATCCTGATCTACCCAATCTTTAAGCGCACCCATTAGCTTTTCTTCTTTTTCTTACCCTTTGCGCCTTTAGCGTAATTAGGGTCTTTGCAGTATTTAGAAGCCGCCATATTCGCGTAAGCACTTGGATATGTATCAAATGTTCGTTTAGCCCATGCTTTTCCAGCAGGACATATTTTACTGCCTTTAGATTTTTTTGAAGCTGCCCCACCCTTCCTAAAGTAACTTAAACCTCTAGGCATATCGTCCTTTTTTTGGGGTGGTTTGGTAATTTGATTGCTCATTTGACTACGACCTATTGCCATTTAACACTTCCAACGCTTGCGAGCTTGCCTTAAACGGCTGTTAGGGTCTTTGGCCGCTTTTGGAAACTTTTTCATTTGTCCTGCTGAACGTGCGCAATAAGACTTACGCCGTTTAGCATCTTTACTTCCCTTTTTAACCTTCCCTGTCACTGCTGTTTTCAGCTTAGAGCCGGGGTTTTTACTACGATATGCCTTTACGCCAGCTTTTGTCATTCCCGCCCCAGATTTTGTGGGGCGGAAGTTCTTTTTGTTGCGCTTCGGCATTTTATCCGAACTTTTAGCCATATTCTTTCCGCATAGACATAATTATTGTATAAGTATCTGCGCTAGTGTGGCCTACAGTTGTGAAAAGGACATCACCAGTTTTGCCGCTTCCAGAATTGTTTGAAAGACCACCAAAATTAGTGTAATCTTGATTACCACTTTGGTTTTCACCTAACTCAATACAGA